TTAAAAGGCTCGAAGTTTCTTTAAGACAGAAGCGTGTATGGGCCAAGAACTTTCAAGGAGCATAGCAATGGCTATTAATTTAAAATCACTGTCGAAGCCATCGGGCCAACGTCCGATTATAGCGACAATTTTTGGGGAGGGCGGGATGGGAAAGACAACCCTAGCCGCCATGTTCCCAAAACCCGTGTTCATTCGTACTGAGGATGGCACAGCTTCACTGACAGGTAATGACAATGTCAGCCTGTTCCCAGTAGCCACGTCCACTCAGGATGTTCTGGACGCTATTGAAACTCTTGGAACGGAGAAGCATGAGTTCAAGACGCTGGTTATTGACAGCATCACACAACTGGCCACATTGATTGAGGCTGAGATTGTTGCGGCTGATCCTAAAGCCAAGTCTATCAACCAAGCGGGTGGTGGCTACGGCGCGGGGTACGGAGCTGCCAGTGAGCGACACCGCGTGGTGCGTGAGTATGCAGGTGGCTTGGCCCATGAGGCTGGCATGAATGTAGTCTTCATTGGCCACGCCGACACTGAGACGTTGGACTTGCCAGACATGGACCCTTACGCAAGATACTGTGTTCGGATGCATAAGAAGTCGATCCCGCATTATACGGATAATGTTGACTTGGTTGGTTTGATCCGACTGAAGACATTTACGCGCGGCGATGGCGATAAGAAGCGCGCCATTTCCACAGGTGAGCGTGAGATCCTGTGCTTCCCACAAGCATCATCAGTCACCAAAAATCGGTTCAACATTACTGAACCATTGTCGTTCACATTTGATGGCGGCAACCCTTTTCAAAAATTTGTAACAGAGTAGGAGAAACTCACATGGACCTAAGTACATTCGACGCACAAAGTGTGCCAGAAGATAAAGCCTTTAGCTTGCTGCCAGCAGACTGGTACAGGTGCGTTATTACTGGAAGCGAAGAGCGACCAACTAAAGCTAACCTAGCAAACCCAGATGATGATTCATCATATCTAAACTTAACATTTCAAGTTTTAGAGGGTGATTACACAGGCAGACTTGTCTGGGATCTTTTGAATTTAAAAAACAATAACCCGACAGCGGTGCAGATTGCTCAAGGAACACTGTCGTCGATCTGTAAGTCAGTTGGGATTAACAACCCGCAGAACAGCTCAGACCTGCACGATAAGCCATTGCTGGTTAAGATTGGAGTTGACCCAGAGCAAAATGGTTACCCGGCGAAAAACAGGCCAATGGGCTATAAGGCGGCTGGCGGTGCATCAGCAGCTCCTGCTGTTACGGGCACAGCATCCAATGGCGCTGCCTCACCGCCTTGGGCAAAGAAGTAGTTCTATTGAGGGATGGGGCGGCAAGTCTGCCCCATTTTATGAATAGAAGGAGAGCCAGATGAACTTAGAGCAATACGCAACGCCAGCCACGATTGATGCAATTTACCATCACTACAAGGTTAAGCGCAAAAATGAGCATCGGCCTCACCTTGGCGGCAGTCAGATTGGCAACGAGTGCAGTCGCGCTCTCTGGTATCAGTTTCGCCATGCTTGGTCGCCCACCTTCGATGGTCGTATGTTGCGCCTATTTGAGACAGGTGACCGGGAGGAAGATAGGATTGTGGCCAACCTACGGGCTGTTGGAGTGACGGTCTGGGAGCGAGATCCAGAGACTGGCAAGCAGATTAGGTTTACCGAATGCGGTGGCCACTTCGCACTGAGCCTAGACGGCGTTGGTGAGGGCTTTGCCGAAAGCAAGCAGCCACATACCTTAGAGTTCAAGACAATGAACGATAAGAACTTTAAGTCCATGAAGAACTTGGGGTGCAAGAAATCCAAGCCAGTGTATTGGGCCCAGTGCCAGATCGGTATGCATTTGGGCGATATAGACAGGTGCTACTTCTTTGCTGTGAACAAGAACACAGATGAGATGTACGGCGAGAGAATTAAGCGCGACAGGGCTGTGGGTGGTTTGCTTGTTAGCAAGGCCAAGAACATTGTGTTTGCCGCCACGCCGCCGTCCAAGTTGCACGAAGATCCAAGCAACTGGCAGTGCAAGTTCTGCAGCTACTGGGCGGTCTGCCACGGGTGTAAGATTCCAGAGGTAAGCTGCAGAACCTGCAGCCATGTAACGCCAGAGCAGGATGGAACGTGGAGCTGCGCGAAGGGCAAGCCTGCCGTCACCTGTAGCGAGCACCTCTACATCCCACAGGTTATGCCAAAAGATTTTGTAGTGGTCGATGCCGGGGATGACTTTGTTGAATACGAGGATCAAGATACTGGCGAGATCATTCGTAACAAGAACAACAGCCAAGCTATTTTTGATGGGAGGATGAAACATGGATAAAGAGATGAAGGCAATTATAGCGATCATATTGGACGTATGTCCTGATCAAATTAACACGCACGATATGTCGAGCATCATAATAAATTTATTGATCCACAAGCATATGTCACACCACTGGCCCATGATTAACGCCAATGTTTCTGAAGTTGTTGTCGAGCATTTAGTAAAGAGTTCTCTTGAGGCAGAGGAGCATCAAAACAACATAACCGCAATTAAGGATGCAGATAATTTTCTGGAGGGAATTGTGAATGGCGTTTAGGCCAACATACGAAACCTCTGAGGATTTGGATAAAGAGACATTGGCGATAAAGAAATTTATTGCAAGTTTTGGGGGCGCTGTAGATTTTGCAAAATTGCCCATACAGTACAAGATGGATTTTTGTTTGATTGACAACAAAACAGTCTGCACTTTTGTAGAAGTTAAATGCAGAACAAATAAAAAAACTGCATATCCCACATACATTATTTCCATGTCTAAGGTTGTTGCCGCAAAATCTTACAGTGACATTGGGATTAACTGCATACTTTTAGTGCAATGGACTGATCAAATGGGATGGGTTGATATGTCTAATAATGAATGGGACGCCAAAATTGGTGGCCGAAAAGACAGGGGCGATTGGCAGGACATAGAGCCTGTAATCCACATACCAATTTCTGAATTTAATATTGTAGGTGAAGCATGACGTTTAAACTTAGAGACTACCAGAAGGAAGCTGTCGATGGGCTGTACAATTACTGGGCTGGCAAGGCTGGTGATAACCCACTGATTGTTGCGCCGACAGGATCTGGAAAGACGGCGATCATCGCGCAGATAATTAAGGATGCCATGTCATTTCCCGGTACACGGGTTCTAGTTGTTACGCACGTTAAGGAGCTGCTAGAGCAGGGCGCAGATGGATTGCTGAAGTTGTACCCAGATGCTGATTTTGGAATGTACAGCGCAGGCTTAAAGCAAAAGGTATTAGATCGACCAATCACCTTTGCAGGCATCCAGAGCGTCTGGCAACGTGCCTTTGACATAGTTCCAGCCCCAGACTTGGTGGTGATTGATGAGGCGCACCTCCTACCCAAAAATACTGAGACTAGATACAATCGTTTTATTGCTGATCTGAAGACCTGCAATCCAATGGTTAAAGTTGTGGGACTTACGGCCACGCCATACAGGCTGGACAGTGGATACTTGCACAAGGGAGATGGCGCTATCTTTGACGGGATTGCCCACGACATCCCAGTTACAATGCTTATGGATCAGGGCTACCTCTCGCCAGTCATCAGCAAGGGCGGTATTAATCAGATCGACCTAACCAACGTCAAAAAGCGTGGCGGTGAGTTTGTGGAAAGCGATCTTGCCACGGCGGCATCTGACCCAGAGTTAGTGCGGAAGACGGTTGCTGAGATTGTGGAACTGAGCGTGGATCGCAAAAGCTGGTTGGTGTTTAGCTCTGGGGTCAATCACGCCTATATGCTGAAGGCTGAATTCGAGACACACGACATTGACGTGGGTGTGGTTACTGGATCTGACAGCAGCGCAGTTAGAGAGAAGACGATTTCTGACTTTAAGAGCGGCGAGCTTAAATGCCTGATTAATGTAAACGTGCTGACTACTGGGTTCGATCACCCAGAAGTAGATCTTGTGGCATTAATTAGAGCTACAGCCTCGACGGGCCTATTCGTGCAAATGGTGGGTCGAGCTATGAGGGTAGCTGAAGGTAAGAAAGACGCTTTGATTTTGGACTTCGGCGCCAATGTTTCACGGCATGGATTTATTGATAAGGTAAAGCCGAAGGACAAATCAGCAGGCGCTGGGGAGGGTGAGGCTCCCGTTAAGACGTGCGAGAAGTGCCAGACGATGTGCCACGCGGCCTGCCTGCAATGCCCTGAGTGCGGCCATGAGTTTCCACCGCCAGCACTTAACCACAACGCCAACAGCTATTCTGGGGCCATGCTATCGTCTCAGGTGGTGGCTGAGTGGTATGACGTGGACAGCGTGATGTACGGGCGGCACAAAAAAGAGGGCAAGCCTGAT